AGTGTATCCTGAAAAGATTTTAAAGAGAGAATCTGAAAAATACAAGACCGCAATTAAAAAAGGTCTATCAACTTCTGAATTAAATCACCCTGAGTCATCTCTCATTGACTTGGATAGAGTTTCACATCTTATTACCGATATTTGGTGGGATGGTAATGTTCTAATGGGTAAATTAAAATTATTAACTTCACCAGGATTTCACGAAAAAGGTATTGTTTCTACTAAAGGTGACATTGCTGCTAATTTAATGAGACAAGGTGTTACTATGGGTGTATCTTCTCGTGGAGTAGGTTCAATAAAGAAAGTTGGTGAACAAAATGAAGTACAAGATGATTTTGAACTTATTTGTTTTGATTTAGTATCGTCACCGTCAACACCCGGTGCATACCTCTTCAACAACCCTGAAGATAGAGTTAAGTACGAAGAAAACTTGGATGAGGAAAAAAAAGAACACATTAAAGACCACGGAATAGAAAAATCAGTTGACTTAATGAAAAAATTATCCGATTTTTTGGGAAGATAAAAAACTTTAAATTATGGATGAGAAATTCTTTGTAGCAAAAATTGTGTACGAGTTACCTGACGAAAATTCGGGTAGATTAAAAAAAATTCGAGAAGAGAAATTGGTTAAAGGTTATTCAGTTACCGACGTAGAAGCCAAGGTCACTGAGAAGTATCAAGGCTTTCAACACGATTGGAGAATTATTTCAGTTGGTGAAAGTAAAATTGATGAAGTAATCGAATAATATTAAAGTGGTCAAATTTGACCACTTTTTTTTTATCTATTTTTGAGGTTTTTTCTTAATGAAGGCTTCAAAAATGGATTTTTTTGTTTGTTGCAATATTTATTAAGAAAAATAATAATGCAAGAAACTAAAAATTTAGTTGAAGAGGCTTTGATTCAAATGAGAAATGTTGAAGAAGTAATTGCCGAAAACGCAAAAGGAATACTTGCTTCTACTATGAAGGAAGAAATCAGTCAGTTAGTAAAAGAATCTCTTTCAGAACAAGAAACTGAAGATGAGGTTGAAATGGATACTGAGTTGGACATGGTTGACATGGACGACGAAGTTGATAACGACGAGGAAGAAATCGGAATGGATGACATGGGAATGGATGACATGGGAATGTCTGACATGGGAATGTCTGACATGGAAGACGAAGACACCATTGATTTATCAAACGCATCAGACGAGGAAATCTTGAAAATCTTCAAATCTATGAGTGAAGAAGATGGTATTATCGTTAAGAAAGATGGTAAAGACGTACACATCACAGATACTGATGAAGACGTTGAGTACATCGTAAAACTTGACGAGTCAGAGGACATGGAATTCAACGAAGAGTTGGATGAAGAAGACACTGATTTAGATGCTGTATTAAGTGCTTTAGGACTTGATGAAGAAATGGACAATGAAATGTCTGAAGAAGATGATGAAGTTGTTTACGAAATTGAGATGTCTGATGAAGATGGAATGATGGAAGAGTACGATGAAGATATGGATGATTCTGAAGAAGATGAAGACATGAATTCTGAAGACTATCACCTCGAAGAAGCTAAAATGACTGTAAAACCAAAAGGCGTTGGAATGGGAAATCCTAAATTTAAGTACGGTAAAACATTACCAAAAAAGGGTTTCGACGAAAAGAAAAAAGAAGGTCCAAAAACTATGGGTACTGGTAAAGCTAAATTCGAATTCAAAGAAGGTGAAATGGAAGAAAACTATGGTTCTAAAAAACACGAATACAAACGTAAGGATGTAGACGGTGTTGAAAAGAAGGCTGGTGAAAAGAAAGGACACTACAAAGATTATGAAAAAGAAGAAACTAAAGAAGCTGCTAGAACTTATGGTATGGGGTCTAAAGAAGGTAGAGGTTTGAGAAAAGGTATCACTAATAACAGAAATTACAATTACACTAACAACGGTGTTAAAGTAGAATCTGTTGATACTGAAATGAAAGTACTTAGAGAGAAAAACGAAGAATATAGAAAAGCATTAAATGTATTCAGAGAAAAACTCAACGAAGTGGCTGTTTTCAATTCAAACTTGGCTTACGCAACTAGATTGTTCACTGAACATTCTACTACCAAAAAAGAAAAAATAAACATTTTGAGAAGATTTGATTCTGTAGAATCTTTAAAAGAATCAAAACAACTCTATAAAACAATCAAAGACGAGTTAGGTCATGTTGATACTAAAAACATCAATGAAAGTGTTGACAAAGTTGTTAACAATTCAATGAGTTCAGGTTCATCACAAAACCTAATCGAGTCAAAGACATACGAAAATCCACAATTCTTAAGAATTAAAGATTTGATGTCAAAAATCTAAATAAACTAAAAACAAAAAAACCAAAACTAAAATGGGAGCATTATTAGAATCAGGTCTTGTAGGTAACATCGGTCTTAAGCACTTGAAAGTTATCAAAGAAGACACAATTAACAAATGGGACAAATTAGGGTTCCTAGAAGGCTTAAAAGGTCACCTAAAAGAGAACGTCGCTCAATTATATGAAAACCAAGCGTCACACCTCATCAATGAAGCATCAACAACTGCCGACTCAGGTTCGTTCGAAACTGTAGTTTTCCCAATCGTAAGAAGAGTATTCTCTAAACTTTTGGCTAACGACATCGTTTCTGTACAAGCAATGAACCTTCCTATCGGTAAGTTGTTCTACTTCGTACCTTTCATTCAGGAGTATGAAGTTGAAACCGCTACAAACGCTCAACACTACGCACCTTATGGAGCACCTAACGCTGCTTCAGGTCAAACACCAAACAGTGGTTACAACCCAAACACTCAGAAAGACTTGTATGACAAGTTCTATGAAGGTAACGAACCAGCTCTTGACCCACCAGGTCTTTACGATTACTCAAGAGGTGAGTGGACTGCTATAACCGCACCAAACGCTACTGTTAAGTGGATAGGTGATGTTATGCTTCCTGCAGATTATGCATATAACTCAGCTACCACAAAAGTATTGTTAGTTATGTCAGGTTTCGCACCAGACGGAGCAGGTAAACTTATCGGTCCTGACGGTCAACCTATGGATACTGAGACTTTCTTGGCGGGTATGACAATCAGAGGTAAGTCAACTAACGTTTACACTTCGGCTAACACAGCTAATAACTACTTGTTCAGAGTTGTAACTCAGAGATACGGTAAGGGTATTGTTCAATACGGTCAAAACCAAACCTTAGCGTTCCCAAGTTCTAAAACTGACGGTGGTACTTACTACGACGTATGTGACGCAACAGGTAGAATTTACTTGGAAGTTGATTTAACTACTCCATGTACAGTTTCAACTAACTCTATTGATGGTTACTGTGGAACTCCATTCTCTTCTTCAAGTGCAGATAGCAACGCGTTTGTTACTACTTACAAAGTTTACAAAAACCTTGAATTTGAAGATAAGATTGGTGAAGTTTCTTTTGACCTTCAGTCTGTTACAGTTTCTGTTACTGAAAGAAAGTTAAGAGCACAATGGTCACCTGAAATGGCTCAAGACGTTGCGGCGTTCCACAACATCGATGCTGAAGCTGAATTAACAGCTTTATTGTCTGAACAAGTTGCGGCTGAAATTGACCGTGAAATCTTAAGAGACCTTAGAAAAGGGGCGGCTTGGAACTTACGTTGGGATTACAACGGATGGAAGAGATTAGGCGGAAACGCAGTTCCTTACACTCAGAAGGATTGGAACCAAACTCTTATCACTGCAATCAACCAAATCTCAGCTCAAATCCACAAATCTACCTTAAGAGGTGGAGCTAACTGGATTGTTGTATCTTCTGAGGTATCTGCAATCTTTGATGACTTGGAGTACTTCCACGTATCAAACGCAGCTCCTGAGCAAGACCAATACAACATGGGTATTGAAAGAGTTGGAACATTGGCAGGTAGATACCAAGTTTACCGTGACCCTTACTTCCCAGCTAACCAAGTGTTATTGGGACACAAAGGAACATCATTGTTAGACACAGGTTACATCTACGCACCGTATGTACCTCTACAATTAACTCCAACAATGTATAACCCATTCAACTTCACACCTATCAAGGGTATCATGACAAGATACGCTAAGAAAATGGTTAACAACCGTTTCTATGGTAGAGTTACAGTTGATGGTGTTAGAACATTCGACTTGAGAGAATTGAGATAATCAATTTGATGATAATAAGAAAGGGGACCAAATGGTCCCCTTTTTTTATTTTAAATAGTTCTTACAGATTTGGATAATATTTCGGATTCTTGTAGTGAAAATACTCCCGACTCAAAAGCCTTTTGAATCCCTAATTTTAAAACATAAATTTTTTGTTCATCGGTGATTTCATTTAAGAATTTATCAAAATCTTCGGAATTTTTAATGACAATAGTGTCAAATAAAATTATTTGTGAATTTAAAGTATCTTCCATACACTAAAAATAAACCAAGATATTTATAAAGTAACTAATGTCTTTATCTATGAATAATCACAATCAAGAAGAAATCTTAAATAATTTGTTAAAAGAAGATTTGGCTGTTTGGTTTGGTACCAAGAAAAAACCAAAAGGTTCTAAACAACCCAAAGGTCCTTGGGTAAACATTTGTAGAAAAAAAGATGGTGGTGGTCATCCTCCATGTGGTAGACCTGATGCCGATTCAAAAAGTTATCCAAAATGCCGAGCTGCGGGTGTTGCATCTAAAATGACTGATTCACAAAAGAAGGCGGCGTGTGCTCAAAAAAGACGAGAGGAAAAGAAAGACCCAAAAGTTGGTAAAGGTAATAAACCAACTATGGTATCTTACAAACCAAGAAAAAACGAAAGTCTAAGAGAATTGATTAAAGATGTCCTGAAGGAGCATTTGTCAAAGTAGTATCCTTGGGTTGAGTTTTGGATGTATCTTGATTTTTTGGTACATCAATCTTTTTCTCTATAGTAATAGGTTTTACTTGTGGCGTATCAATTTTCTTTATTGTAGGTTTACTAACGTTGATAGTGTCATATACAATCACAGTATCTAAAGGTGAAAACATTTCGACACCACTAACTTTATTTTTGGATGGAATTTTATCTATAATAAATGGATAAAGGTTAATCCCAACAAGACCAATTAATAGTGTTGCGAATGATATTGATATTACACCAAACCAAAATGTTATTTTAAAGTAATTGTTTTTCATTAGATATTGACCAAAATGTTTTGTAATGAGTGTTTGATATTAGAAGTGATGTGTTTTTCTAACTCTTCTCTACGAAACTCAACCTCTTGATTAAAGAAATCAATCAATCTTTCCCATTCTTTACCCTCAATAAAAATGGTATAGGAGTAAATGTGATTAATAATTTGAACATTGTGTGAATTTAGAATTACTGAAATTTGTAATTCTTCATTGTTAATATAACGTTTACCACTAATAGGTGTTAACAACAATTCTGTTTCAGGATTTTTAATTAGTTTTTTACAAATCTGAATACAATCACGTTCATATTCAGATTTTTTTACAGGAACCTGTGTAATTCTGAATAAATAGATTGAAAACTTCTGTATGGACCTACGGAAAAAGTGGAGTTGTTTTTTCATATTTATAATTTGACTACAAATGTAAATCAAATTTTTGAACTAAACAACTAGCAGTAAGCACCTGAACAATGTTTTTTTCCGTCAAGTCCAGGTTTTGTACCTTTACAGACTTGAACAGCGTAACCATTTGCGTAGGCTGAGGGGTACACATCAAACTTTGCCTTTGCGGCTGACTTGCCACGTGCACATAGTTTAGTTCCGGTTTTTTTACGACCTTCCATCATCGCATCCATCTCAACATCAGTTTCTTCATAACCCTCCTCATTTGTCTCATTCATCAAGAAATCAAAAACTTGGTCTAAGTTATTTTTGGCTTCGGTAATGTGGTCATCAGCCCAATCATGACCATCGTCAAGAATTTGTGATACCATATCAACATCTAAATCAAGGAGTAATTCACATTGTCTTTTCATTTGTTCTAAATTAGAAAAGAACATATATCTATTAGTTTCCATGTCCCCCCCCTCTGAGAGAACTCTTTTGATGATTTCAGTTAAATCACTTTCTTTTAATTTAATTACTCTTTTCATTTTTTGTTAACTATTTGGAATTGTAATGTGTCTTTATAAATATCTTTCTCACCTGAAGTGTTCACTTTGATATCTACAAAGTATTCGTTTGGAATTTTATCTCTCATATCAAATATGAAATAGTATTCGTTTGGTGTTCTGTTTACAGGTGTCCAATCTTGTACTTGTACTTCTGTGGTACCTTCTCTGACATATATTCTGTAGTATATGTCAATGTTTGGTATTTGTTGGTTGGAGCTCCATTGTTTTTTAACCACAACACCCACTTTACGGATTTCTGTGTTAAGGATTTTTTCATTCTGTAGGATACCGTAAAAGTCATAACCGAATTTCTCGGGTTCTCTTGATTGTGTACCTATGTTGATTCCGTTACTGTAAGGTTGCAGGATGAACTGATTTGTTATGTTTGGTATAGACTCCCCATTTATAGACAAATCACTCCACACGTCATAAAAAACACATGGTGTGGGTTGTGTTGTAAAGGCATTTGGTATGGTAACTTCATATACACCTTTGGTAACCAAACAAGTTGTTAGTCCTGTTGCACCTGGTATTAAGTTTCCTGCAGAATCTTCAACATTAACTATTGGTAGATTGTCCAAATTAACAAAGTCACCATTTTGATAAACATAAAGGTATAATTTGTTCACTTGGTTTTTAAGGAACATATTTCTATTGTCCTTAATCAAATCATCGTATGTGGTCTGTAGGAATGGTTGATAGAATGTTTGAGTGTATTTCCCAAAGAAACCAACAGAGTACGATTCTGTCAAACCTGTAATTCTTTCAATGTCGGGTTTGTATGCAATACCCCATCCTGTCACACCTGTTAGTGAACCATCAAGTATTGCATTGATTTCATTGGTCATATCAAAATCAATATCCTCGTTACCCAATTCAAAATGTTGTGTGTCAACGATTGTAATTGCCGAGTAATTTAATCCTGTTAAACCTGTTAATGAATTTGCGTTGTTGTAGATACCTGGTTGCGACCAATTGGTAACTGTTGTTGTTTGGTACCAGTTGGATGGTCTTGTTGAGAACATAGAATCATTGAATTGTTCAATTGCTGTCATTGAACCTGAAACTCCGTTACTTGTTGTTCCAAACATATTATAATCATATCCAACTCCTTCGTCCCATGATTGAGGTGAACCTGTTGTTCCTGAATATTTTGGTATTCTAAATAAAATTAAATCAAACGACGCAGCTCTTTTACGTCCGTTTGACATGCTGGTGTTGATTAGGTCGGATTCAAAAGATGACGTATTTGTCATCGTAAGTGTATGGGTCATAGCTGAAGTACAACCTGTTGAGATTACCCCCGATGCAATTTGTTCTTGCAAGTAATCTAAATCTAAATCAAAGATAAAACGAGTGAAACCATAATTTGGAACAATCAAATCTGATGCACCAAAATTAAGTTCAATTACAGGGTTTCGTGCTGTATTTGTATACAGATTGGAAATTAACGTATTGTTTCTATTAAAATATGACCTTAAGATTGACATTTACTTCTTTTAGTAATAAATATCAATTCAATCGAATATATTGATTAAGAACGTTTTCGTAAGCATCATTAAGTTCTTTTAACACATTTGACACCGAAGAACCATCTTGAGTTATACTAACGGGTGGTTCACCAGGGTATCCGTGTTCATGGGTAATTAAGAATCTAACAATTACGTTTAGTAGTTGTAAAAGTTCCTCACCCCTTACCATACTTGAGGTATTGGGTTGAATTTGTGTGTTAAACTGTGCTTCATTAATACCGTATAGGTTGTTTAAGAAGTTAATCTTGTCTTTACCGGGTATTTGTGCGTATTGTGATAATAGATAAACATATTGACCACCTAAAGCTGCGTGAGTTTCAGGGAGTTCTATATTATCCGTGGGGGTAATACCCTTCAAACTAACGTTTATAGGTTCACCAGTCTTGTCTAACGCGTATATTAACCCGTAACCACCCTGTTTATCATTTGGGTTTAATTTAACGTCTTTAAATACGGTATTTAAGTTTTCTTTGGTTTTTACATCTACAGAATTTAACATGTAATTGTAAATTCTGTTTGTTGGTCTAAAATAGATTGGGTACCTGTCTTCAATCACACTAAATAAAACTTGACCTGATGGTAGTTTTGTTTTTGAGTTACACACTTGAATATATGTATTGATTAACTTGGTAACATCATTGAGTGTGACATTATTAAAATCTTGTTGATTTATGATGAACTTGTACTGCTCAAGATTTGAATCAACTTTTACATTTTTAGATTGTGTATTTTCATCAGGTCTTAACCTATAAAGTCTAATGGCACCACTGAATACAGGAGATGTTGTTAATTGGTTTTCAGGATTTGTAATATCCCATT